TATGGGCTATTTGAATCAATCTAAAAGAGAAATTTACAATTCTGCTTTTAAAGAAAATGGCAATAACCCAATTAAAACTACACACATAAATAATTTTCTTAATAACCCAATTGAAATAACTACTTTTAAAGCTGCTCAACAATCTCATTTACTTGATTCTGCAAAAGATTTTATTGATTTGGCAAGAACAACTGGATTTAAAATGCCAGATGGAACTTTTTTGCCACCTAATTCTGTGTCTGCGTACGATCATGTAAAAAAGATTCTTAACAGCGATAAAATTTGGAATAGAGACAGAGCAAGTTTAATTAGGGACATAAATGGCGCAATAGATCAAGACATTGCCGCTGTTGCTAATCCAGCGTTGTATAAACTTGGCGACAACATTCACAGATTAGAAAAACAATTATTTAAATCAAAAGGAATTGACAAAATTTTTGGTGAAGCTGACAAAAATAATGTCATTACTTCTGCAACAGCGTTAGAAAAAATCCCACAAAAATTAAACGATATGCCCAAAGATCAATGGCGTCATGTTCGTGATACTTTAAATGAATTAGCGCAAGGACGCATACGCAATGCCCCAGAAGGAATGCCGCCTGTTCCTAAAGAATTGCAAGAATCTGCCCGTGCCGCTGTTGCTGAAATTGATGGCGCTTTGGCCCGTGAAGTGTACAAAGCTGGCGCAAAAAACGTTGGCGAATGGAGTTCCAAAAAAGCCAATGATGTAATGAATTCCACAGTTGGGCAAAAGATTGTGGAAACATTTTCGCCTGATGAAGTGCAAAAATTTCATGCCTTAAATTATGTTGGTCAGTTTACGCCTGGGTTGAAATACGAAGGCGCTGGACAGCAAGCTAGACGCATAAGTTTGCTTGAAAAAGGCGCACAAGTTGTAGGCGGTACTGTGGGAGGTACAGTTGCAGGATATCTTAGTGATTTAAATCCAGCCACAACAGCGGCGGGTACGTTTGCAGGAAAAGAAATAGGCAAAAAAATTGAACAAAAATTAGGCGCAAGAGCAGAAGCTAAAGCCATAAAAAAGATGGAAAAAGAAATGGAAAAAGCATCTGCCCTTGGCAAACAAACGGGCAAGAACAAACTTGAAGATTTGAACAAGTGATGGCTGACATTGATCTAGTTAAATATGGCGTACTCTGGCAAAAGGTCGAGGACTACGAGCGCCGATTTGATGACATGGACAAGAAGATGACCAAGATGGAAGGCCAGCTAGAACAACTGGTTGCCCTTGCCAATCAAGGTCGAGGCGGGTTCTGGGCTGGCATGGCGCTGGTGTCTGCCATATCTAGTGCAATGGGCTATGTGTCCCATTGGTTTAGCAAGGGTAACTAATGTCTGAAGAAAAAATCCAAGCTATGGAAAGCAAAAGCGCATTGATTGAAAAGATCACGTTTGCATTGTTGCCTTTGTTGTTTTCCTGTGTGGTTTACCTTATGTCGGCGCTGTCTAATCTAGCCCATGAGGTAACCATTCTCAACAGCAAAATCAGCTTGGTGGTGACCAGCGACAACAGGCAAGCGCCAAATTCTGGTGCTGAATTAGCCCGTGAAAAGCTACGCCAAGACCTAGAAAAAGAAATCCAAAAAAACAGGGATGACATTCAAGTCAACAGAATGCACATTGCTATTCTTGAGGAAAAACTTAGTGTCGTCCACCGTATAAAGGAAAAATAATGCTAACCTTGTTTTCAAGCCTAATTAGTTTTCTGATGGGTGGTCTGCCCAAAATTCTAGAATTTGTCCAAGATCGTGCCGACAAAAAACATGAACTGGCGCTGGCGGCAATGCAAACTGAACGGGAACTGACCCTTAAAAAAGCTGGCCTAGAAGCACAGGAACGCATCGAGCATATCCAAACTGAGCAGATACAGATTACCGCAGAGGTCACCAATGCCCAGACCGCCATGCAAGAGCGTCAAGCCCTGTACGCCCATGATGTGGCGCTGGGCCAAGGCGCTTCCCAATGGGTGATCAACATGAGGGCGGCAACTCGTAGCGTCATTACTTACGGGATGTTTGTGATGTTTATGTTTGTTGAGGTGTTTGGGTTTTATTACGCATGGCATACAGATGTGGCATTTAATGTGGCGCTGAATCAATTGTGGGATGATGAAACGCAAATCATTTGGTCTTGCATCGTGTCGTTCTGGTTTGGCGGTCAAGCGTTTAAAAAATGAACGTTAGCGCCCAAGCTGTGGAAATGATTAAGCACCATGAAGGGGTGCGGTTTAAGCCTTACCGTTGCCCAGCAAAACTTTGGACTGTGGGGGTTGGTCATGTTTTATACCCAGATCAAGGCAAAATGCCTGTTGATCAAAGAGATGGTTATCAGCTACGCCCAGAAGATAGCCGCACGTTTTCAGCAGAAGAAGTAAACGCCATTCTCAGAAACGATCTTGCAAGGTTTGAACGTGGAATACACACTTTATTTCCTGTCGATCTCAGCCAAGGGATGTTTGATAGCCTTGTTTCTTTTTCTTTTAACTGCGGCTTGGGAACAACCCAGCGTTCAACGCTACGCCAGAAAGTGCTTAGAGGCGACAAGGCGGGTGCTGCGGATGAATTCCTAAAGTACACCAAGGGCGGTGGAAAAGTCTTGCCAGGGCTGGTTAAACGCCGCCAGGATGAACGGGCGCTATTCCTCCATCCATAGCAGTATCTGAACGAATACCCAGGCGACTGCCACCACAACGGCAGCGCCCAGGCACAGGATTAACAACAATCCGATCACATAACTCCCCGCATTTCCCAACCAAGCAAAAAATAGTTCCAGCGGGTTGTCATGTTTTGATTTGTGAACTTTTCACCGTCCCATTCAAGTTCAGATTCCGCATACCCTTTGCCCGTCATTAGGGCAATAAAAATCGTTCGTGCTTTCATGCTTGTCCCCTTGTTTTCAACATTTTCGGCGTACCGCATGATCTGGTGTTTGCGTGACCCCTGCATACCCCAATCCCCTTGCCGCTTTGCTAAATCCTCAAATGCTTCATCTTCTTCAGTCATATCAATTCCCGTTGTACAGGTACAAACCGCCATTCACGTTCTGCCCTGCCTGACTTTGATTTAGTGATTTGCCCAGTTAATTCCACCAAGCCAATCTTGGCTAACTCAGGCAAACGTCTAGCCACTTGATTGCCATCCAACCCAGTCAACTCAGCGATGCCATCCTTACCCCTTGCGCCAAAACGCTGGAGACAATCCACAATCAGCAAACCGTGCTTGTTAGCCAATTCCTTGGCTGAATCCGCTGCTTGGAATGAGGTCAGCGGGTCAGAATTTCTTGCCCTTGGAAATGTAAGCATGGTCAGAACGGCAGATCGTCATCGTTATCTGCTGGCAAGCCCTTGGGTTCGGAGGGGCGAGGGTCGTTCAAATAAGCCCATCCGTCCCACCCGTTTTCCTTCAAAGGGATTACGTCTAGTTTGAGCATTTCGCCATTTCTGGTGTCAATGATTGACCCGATGCGCTGATAGCGGTTCTTGGTTTGGCCTTCTTTATTGGTGTACTGGCCCACAATGGCGGTGATTTCTTTTTTGACTTTGCTCATGGTTGGCTTTCTATGTATTGGTTTAACTGCTGAACTTGGGAATCGACCTCGGCTAAAAATTTGACAATCTCGGCCTCCATCTCGGTGATAAATGCGTTATCCCGTGGGATGCGGGTTACAAATAGCTGTGCCTTGGGCGGCATTCTGGGGTCAAAAACAACATAATCGGCCCATTGTCTGCCTGTGCATGAAAGCTGAAATTGCATCTGTGCAAAGTATTTGGCGGGTACTTTTTTGGTAAGCAATGTCTCCAGCATTCCTTTGCTTTCGGGACATTTGACTTCAACAACACCATCATCCCCAACAAGGGCATCTGGGCTTGCGCCAGCCATTTCTATGGTTGGATGGGGGACAAAGCCAACAGCATCTGTATCCCATCCACAATGGGCTTGATAGGCCGCTAAAGCGTAGATTTCCTGCTCAACCCCCCATTGCATAGCCTGAGAGGTGAACCCCTCGGCCTTGGTCTGGGTGATGCGTTCAAGGACTAATTGGGTCATGTAGCTATCCCGGCTTGCCGAGTAGCCTGTTTTGGTTTTAGCCATAACATCATTGACCCTGCTGGCAGTTACCTTGCCAAGACGGGCGGTAAACCATTCCTCGGTGCGTTGTTCGTCACTCATGCTTTTTCCTTTGCTTTGGCGATGCGATCTGCCTTGGCTTTGATTACCTTGGCAATCCAAGTCTGGTCGCCCTTGCAAGCATCGTAGGCGGCTTTGTAGGCAGTTTGCAGTTCTTCTTTGTTGGCGCTGGCATCGATGGCGGCAATGTGGTCTGCCATCATTCCAGCGTCAATCTGTGGCGCAGGGCGGGATGCCGCTACACCGTCATCGTCATCTGGTGATAGGCCACTGGCGGTTAAAAGGCTATATCTCCGAGCGTAAGTCAAAGCCGAGCCAAAACCCATTGCATCGTGCTTGCTGGCTGGGACGTGAAGCATTCCGCACTCCATCACTTCCCCAGATTCATGCACAAACATGGTTTCAACCATCACCCCATCTTTGCATTCATAAGTGCGCTGCATAAGACCTATGCCGTTGGCGTTTAAAGCGCCTACAACAGCATCAATGCAAGAACTGAGGTCTGCATACTTGGATTTGAAATGGGGGTTTACAGACGTTTTTAACGCCTTGCCAAATTGTGATTGTGCTTTGACAAAGGCTGCGGCTATTTGTTTTCCGATTGGTGTTTCATTCATGTTTTTACTCCAAGTTCTTTAAGATGTTTTCTGATGCGTTGCACTTCTGCGTTAGCTTGACTCCAATTGCTTCTGGCTTTTTCTTGATTGGCTTCACATTGTTCAATTGGGTATAAATTGTTTCGTTCAGCCCCAATTGATTCTTTTACTTCAGAAAATGCTTTGTCTAAATTGAAATCAGCTTTTTTGAGTTGCTCTTTTAGTTTTTCAATTTCCATGTCAGTAGGCGTATTTAGGGCCGCAAGTGACTTCAACAACAGTTTCAACTGTGTAGCCGTTAATCTTGCGTTTGGCGTATAGCGGGATGGCGCGGAGGCCAGAGGATTCGCACTGGCGCACAGCGTCAATCACCTCATTCCTGCCCATCGGTTGCACTTGTTTGTCAACAATCAAATCCTGATTGGGCGCTTGAGGGGTTGACCCTGGCAGACTTGAGCAACCAGCGGTAACCCAGGCCATCCAGCACAAAAGTGAGTAGGTGATCATTCTCATTCCGATTCCTTTGCAATCAAGCGCATTTCGAGTTCTTTGACATATTCCTGGGCGATCTCTGTGGTTTGGATGTAGCCCCGCAGATGGGATTCCAAAAGCCCAACGTGATAGGCCAAGCGGTTCTGTGCGGGTTCGCCTTCATACTGGCGGTCAGCAATGGTTTTGATTGATTCAATGATTTCGTCAGCGTTCATTTATGCTCTCCAAAAAAAAAGGTCAAGGGCCAGCACCACCAAGGCACACACAGCAAGCGCCATGATGATCTTGTCAGTAATGGAAATGTGGTCAACGTGGATTTCTATGGATGCGCCATATTCCACGGTGTGGGGGAATGCTTCATTCATCGTTCTGGGGTGTTTCATTTTGTTCATCCTCTGGTTGGTTGTCAGGGTTGTAGTCTGATTGGCGGGTGAGGATTTGCCCCCACCGCCATTCTTCATAATCTTCTGTGTACATGATTAACTTTGGAAGATTTGGCAATGGCAACCCTGTTTCACCATAAGCGAAAGAAATCCAAGTGCTTTGGTAATTGAGGTGAACTCCATGTGCGACCAATCACT